CTCCCCCCAATTGCCAGCAGCCCAGCCCCACCTCGGAGACCGGGCGCCCGGTTTCGTCGAATAAGCGCGTCTTCATTTCGGATCTCCCACCTTGACATGCAATCGAGCCCGGCCGCCATCAAACGCTTATTTTCTTCCCGCCGCGGCAAGCTCAACGGCGTGAAACGCCCCCCTCCTTTCGCTCCCTCGCCTCCCGCTCCTCCTCGCCCCAGCGCCCGCCTCCGCCGCCCCCATCCGCGTCGCCTGTTCGCCGGGGCCATGGGTGATCCAGGTTCGCCCACACCCTCGCGGCCGCTTCCCTCCTACGGCCGGTGCCACACCAGCCAGACAATATAGAAAAGGCACGCCGCCGTCGCCGCACACAGCGCCGTGAAGTAAAAGTGTAGGAAAGTCAGCCAATTCATAGCCCTAGAATCCTGACAGCCCTTCATGACGATAATATTTCAAGCATGTTAAAACCCCGCGATTTTCCGGGATCGGCCACCGCGGAACAGATAAAATCTTATTCTCTAGCATTAACTATAAATACCATAACCATACGGGTTTACACAAGAGTTTTTTACGCCCCCAATCGTCGCGGAACGCAGCGCTTTGCCGCTATTCATCGCCCGTCGCGCAGCGCCAGCAGGATCGCCCCCTCCACCACATTGTCCGCTCCCAGCGCGCTCATGCGCACCTCCGGGTGCGGCACTATCTTCAGGTGCTCCCGCATCACCCGCGCCGCCGGCAGCACCAGCGTATCCCGCGCGCCATAAGTTATCCCGCCGCCCAGCACGATCACATCCGGGAGATAAATCACCGCCAGATTTCTCAATCCCTGCCCGAGGTTCCACGTTACCTCATCCCATTCCCGCGCCCTCAATGCCTCCGGAGCCTTCCCATACAAGCGCCGGATGCCGCTCCCCGAGACAAGCGCCTCCAGGCACCCGGTGCTCCCGCACGGGCATGCGACCGCGCCATGCTCCGCCCTCCGGTACGACACCGATTGATGCCCCACCTCGGGATGCTCCCCCTGCATGCCGCGATAGATCTCACCCTCCACGACCAGGCCCCCGCCCATCCCCGTACTCAGGGTAATATAGAGCAGCTTGCCGGGCTTATCCCGCCTATCCCGCCCAGCGGGCGCGTGATGATACTCCGCCAGCGCCGCCACGTTCGTATCCACCTCCACGGTAAAGCGGCAGTCATACTTCGCTTCCATCCTCTCCTTGAGCGGTACCGCGCGCCAATCCGGCTGGTGCAATGGCGACACCACCCCCGTCTCCCAATTCAGCGGCCCGCCCGCCCCCGCTCCCATGGCGGCGATTTGATCACCCGCCGCGACCGTCCGGATCATCCGGTCCAGCAGCGCCAGCCCCTCCGCCAGCGGCTGCGGAGTCAACGCCTGCTCGCGCCTGAGGATGTTGCCATCCTCATCGGCCGCCGCCGCGATGATCTTCGTCCCCCCGATATCCAGCCCGACAAATACCTGGCTCATGCCCCCCACCTTAACTCCCGCGCCCGCCCATTGTGAAGCATCACCCAAGCCGCGCGGTGCCCCCCCCGGTTCAGCTCTTCAGCGTCACCGTCCCGTCCGCATTCAGATTCACCGCCTGGATGCGGGCGGCGGCGGGGATGTTCGTGCAGCCGGCCGCCTGCCCCTCCAGGAAGGCGCGGAGCTGCGCGCTGCGGGTGAAGAGCTCCACCCCGCTCGTGCCCAGTTGCGCCAGGATCTGCGCGGGCGTCGTCCCGTCGGGCGGGTTCCACACATGGTCCACCCCTTCCGACCATTCCTTTACCAGGTTGGTGAGAATCGCGCGCGGTTTGCGGAGCGCTGCCTGCGCCCGGCGTTGCGCTACGGGCAGCGGTGTTGGTGCATCGAGGAGTGACATGGTGTTTTATTCCGGTTGTGGCTCGCTGGGAGCCGGTTGGTTCTTGGGCTCGACTGGAGCCGATTCAGGTTTTGCGTTTTGAAAGAGATGCCGCAGCTCCAGCAGCGCGGCCGCCTCGCGCCCTTCGAGCCGCGTCCGCTCCAGGAAGGTGAGCAGATTGCCCCGTTGCGCCGGCGTCAGGCGCACGGTCAGGACCTGTGGCTTTTGGTTGTTCATAAAATCAAGAGAGCCGCACCCCCAGCACCCGGTACGTCCGGTCCGGGCCCCCCGCCGTGCACGCCACCATCTCGATGAATTCAATCGAGTCGCCGGTGATCAAATCATTGCTGGCATCGATAACTATCTGCGTCTCGACCTCGCCATTGGTGTAAGTCAGATACATCGCGTACCCATAGATATTCACCTGCCCAGTTCCGTCGCCATACTGAAACTCGAACCCAGTGGTGGTCTCCAACCCGATGGCGTTTCCACTGGTGGTATCTATGAGATCAACCAGGCTGTCTCCTGGATGGTAGCATGTGAGCCCATTGAGACTCACCGAGCCCGAGCCGCCGCCGGACGGGTTGAAATTGATCGACTGCTCCGACCCATCGATCTCCACGGAGCTCCCTGCCCCGTCAGTCAGCGTGATCGTCGGGTCCGGAGATGCGGACAGGTTGATGGTATTCCCCGTGGCACTCCCGATCTCCACCGATGGACTCGATGTTATCCCGGCCACCACTTGGTCCCCGCTTTCATCCTCCAGGGAAATGCTCGGCGCATACATACACTGCAATGTTGCTACAGCGCCGTGGCCGTTCGACATTTCAATCTTCGGGTAGCTCCCATCGATATTGATCTCGCTCCCCCCGCTGCTGGTAATGTCGATGTTAGGGGTCGAGCCATCCATGGAGATAGTGCTGCCGCTCGAGTCATTGAGCGATATCTCGGTCGTCGTCGCATCCAGGTTCAGGTTGTTGCCCCCGCTCGAGGTCATGTCGATGGATGCCGACGACCCGTCGATATCGATAATATCGCCGCTGTCCTCGATCTCGATCGACGGCACCGATCCATCCAGCGTGATCGTGCCCCCGCCGCTCCCGGTCATCGCGATCTCCGGCGTCGCCGCCGTGATGTTGATCTCGCTCCCGCCGCTGCTGGTCATATCGATGTTCGGCGTCGCGCCCTCGATGTAGATAGTGTTCCCGCTCGCGTCATTGAGCGAGATCTCCGTGGTGCTGCCATCCAGGTTGATGTTGTTCCCGCTGGCATCGGTCATGTCCATAGAGGTCGAGGACCCGTCGATGGTGATAACATTCCCGGAGTCATCCGTGACCTGCGCCGATGGCACCGAGCAATCAAGCAGCACCTCGTTATCGTTATCGTCCATCGTCAGGTCGATCTTCGGCGTATTGGGATACATCCCCACCTTCCCGTTGCCCCGGCTGATCTCGATGCAATCATCATCCGCCGTCCCATCCCCCGTGATAATCGAGAGCCCATTATCCAGCGCGCTCGCATCATAATCCGGCCCGCTCCAGTCCGAGCCGTCATTCCCCACGCTGATCTCAAACTCCTCCAGCGGCTTCGCGTGCCCCACGTCCCCCGCGAAGCTGCTCTGCCCATAACCCAGCACCGCGTCATAGGTCGCCGCCGTCCCATCCCCGTTCATCTGGTCGCCCCCCGCGCCGATCCACGGGTACTTCGTGATCGCCGTCGGCGTCCCGATGGGCGAGCTCGTCACCGGCTTCGTCGTCCCATTGACCAGCGGCGCCGAGGGCGTCCCGCTCGCCCGTTCCTTGATGTGCCCGCTCGGCGCGCGCGTCCGCGTCCAGCGCAGTTGCTCCATCAAGTCCTGGATCGTCAGATGCGCTGGCGGCCCCACCCGCCAGGTCGAGCGCCCCGCGTCCAGGTCATCCACCATCTCCTGCACCAGCGCGTTCATCGTGCTCCACGGCTGCCCGGACCCCGCGATGTTCAGCACCGTGCCGAGCGTAAACGTCGGATTCACCTCCGCCTGCACAAACGTATAAGACCCCTCGTAGTGCAGCGTGCTCAGCGCCCCGTACAGCGCGGAGGCCAGCCCCGCCGGCACCGGCTCCGCCTCCGTATAACTCGAGAGCTGCTTGTAAGTCTGGCTCACCGCGCTCGTCCCCAGCACCCGGCACGCGACCGCCTGCGGCGTCTGGTCGCCCGCCGTGTGGCTCGTCCCATCGGTCGATCCACCGAATATCTTTACCGCCGCCAGGCTCTCCTCATCCGCCACGTCCGGGTAATTATAAGTAAAAGACGAGTAAAACATGCAATAGGCAAACTTTACCCCCATCCAATCCGCCAGGTTGCCCGACGCCAGCTCGCTCGGGTAACTGCCCAGCGCGTAATCGACCGCCGTCACCCCGTCGTCCAGGTACTGCGGGCTTTCCACATAGCCGCCCGTCAGATCGTTATCCAGGTTCAGCCGCTCCGCGGAGAATTGGTAGAGCCACTGCACGTGCTCGCCCCACCAGTTGCACGCGTCCGTATCATCGTCGCCGCCCGGGATCGCCTGGATCGGCTTCACCTTCACCGGCTGGTGCTGGTACACCGCATCCGCACCCGCCAGCCGCACCGTCGCCACCAGCGCGTCAAATGCCAGCCCATCCGCCCCGCCCGGCGCCGCGTCGATGGTGGTCGCCACCACCGGCTGCCCGTCGTTCCGCCCCTCCTGCACATAGCGCAGCACCACCTCGCTCCGCACCAGGTCATTGCGCGGCGTCAGGTGGATATCCTCCGGCGCCCCCGCGAACGGGAACTCCTGGCTCGTGCAAGCCGCGCGCCGCGTCACGTGGAAGGTCGGCGGCGTGGTCGCGTAATCAAACCACGACACCGCATCCGGCGTCAGCCGCATCAGCTCCTGCATCACCGCGCTGCACGGCAGATCGTGCATCTCCTTGTATGGCACCGGCGCCGCCCCGCCCCCTCCCACGAGGATCTGCCCGATCTGCATCCACGCCCCGCGCCCTATCGCCCAGTTCAGCACATCCTCCATCGCCGTGTCGCTGTTTTGCGGGTTGCCGCTCGCATTCATCCCCAGGATGAACTCGCTCCGGTACTCCGTCGCCGTCGTCGGGTTCCCGCTCTCGTCAAAGCCCGTGATCTTATTCCATTGCTGCTGGTAAGTCAGCCTCTCCAGGTCATTCCACGCATCACTGATCACATACCGCCGCTCCTCATTCGCCGGCGCGCCGATCCTGGGGAGCGCGGTCACCCGTCCCTGGAAGTAAATCTGCGGCACCGGATCGGCAATGTCATCCGGCACCCACAGCACCATGCACGGCGTCAGGTTCCCCGCCAGCGCGCCGCCATCCATCTGCGCCGTCGTCTCGGTAAAGGAAAACGTTCCCGCCGCCTGCGAGCGGAGTTCCCGCTTCAGCTTGTTGCACCCCAGCGTCGAGAACGCCTCCGGCGTCCCCTCGCCAATCTGGATATGCCAGCTCATCTAATTCGTCGCCCTCCCTTGCTTGAGCTGGCCTTCCAGCCGCTCGATGCGCGTGATCAATTGCTGCAGCATCCCGCTCTCCCCCGGCTTCTCCGCTGGGGCTTGGGTCATCCGCTCCATAAGTGCAAACAGCCGGCTGATATCCCGCTCCATCGCCTCGCTCTTCTCCCGCGACGCTTCCTCGCGGGAGCTTTCATCTGCGGGCGCCGCCTCCGCGCCGGGCTCGGTGGAGCCCGCGCCCGCGTCGTCCGTTTCATCCTGATCAGCCATGGGTTGGGTCTTCTAAGAAGTCGCGATTAGTCGCAAGAGCCGGTAAGTCCTCATTGATAAAGCGGAAATCTCCCGGTCAATGTCGTCGTCCCGCTCAGTACCGCGCCTTTGACCCAAAAAGCCACCGTGCCCGTATTGATTGGCGTGGACGCTGTGCCTGTCAGCACCAGCGTGCCTGATACCGTCAGGTTGGAGTCCATCTTCGCCGTGTTGCTTACTTCAAATCCGTATCCGCTATCCGTTCCCGTCCCTATCGCGACATCGCCCGACTTGAAGAAGTACGCGTCCTGACTCGTGGCCGTCTCCCCCGAGATGCCAATCGTGACCGCATTGCTGGAAGCGCCCGAGGAGTTATAGATAAACCCGAGCCCGCCGATGTTTCCCGCATTCGCGGTATCGTGTCCCACCAGGAATCCTTCATTCAGCGCCCCCGCGGAGAGCAGGCTCTGCGTCTCCTCGATACCCGTATTGTTCAGCCCATTCTGATCGTTGTAGATCAGCATCCCCACGAATGCCCCCGCCGAGTCGATGGTCGACCGCACAAGGTTCGAGGAGAGGCTTTGCGCCGTGGTCGCGGAGATGTTCAGATACGATTGCCCGTACCCATTCACAATATAGGCAGGACCATTCACTACGCCCAGCGAGACGGCGTTGCTCGGGTCCGCCCCGGCGGAGTGCAGGGTATAAGTCAGCCGCGCGGAATCGAACCCCGAGCTATCCTTTCCAAAGCCCACCCATGCATTGGTCGCGTTTGGCATGTTCGGCTGCTTGATGCTGAACCATTCCCCGGTGTTCCCCAGGTCGAAGTCATTCCCGGCGAATGAACCCGTATAAAGTATGCCGTTATTCAGCGTGATCGAGTTTTGAAACGTCGTCGGCGGATCGACGAAACCCGGCGTCGCCTTGTAAATATACCCTCCGGCCAGCAACGCGGAGTTGTAGTAATTCGCCAGCACCACGTTCGCCTGCGCCAGCGGGTGGACCCCGTTTACATCGAATTCCACTGGATTGATGAAACTATCCCCGCTGATCGCTTCGCAGGAATCAACGACGATATCGCACGGGATGAGCCTGCGGCGGATGGCGTCGTTCACGATCTGCCTTTGCAGGTCCTGCGAGAAGCTCCACCAATTCTGGCCCACCGTGGGCAGGATCGTCGATAGAACCACGGTGAACCCGTCCCCCTTCGCTTGGTTGCACACGTTGGTCAGCTCGGCGATGATCGTCGCGGCGTTCTCCCCGATGTGCAGCGGATTCGCCCCTCCCATCAGGAAGAACATCGATCGCGGCCCGCCATCTCCCCCATTCGCCGCCGGCCGGTGGGGATACACTTGCGACGCATACCGGTCCTGCACGTTCTGCCCTCCCAGCCGGATGGTGACCGTGGTTCCGCTCGGGCCAAGCGTTGGCTGGGAGAGCGTCAGCGTGGTGCCGCTATTCGAAAGCGTACCCGTGGTGCCGTAGGCGATATTGGTTCCGGTTACGGCCATCGGGCCGAGGATCGAGTAGCAGCTCCCGCTAAGGTTCAGTGTCGAGGTGGTTCCGCTCCATGATGTCGAAATCGTCTCCGGCGCGCCAAGGTACCCCGTGCTGCTCCCGCTGATCACCGACCCGCCCACGGCGGTGATATACGCCTTTCCATGCCCGTTAAAGAAGCCATACGCCGTGCCAGAGGCCATGACACCCCCGGTGCCGCTCGTGATTCCAGACAGAAGGCCGGCCCACGATTGTACGCTCGCCCCATTGGGTGTCGCAGTGATGGAATCACCCTCCCATACGAACGCCTGGTTGTTCAGGTTCGCACCCCAGAGCCCTTGCGTGCCCGTCAGCGAGACGGAGTTTAACGCGGAGCCGAGCGCTCCCGCGTACGCTGCCGTACCGGTCGTCGCCGTGGCCGGCGCCGCCGTGCTGCTCGGCGGATCGGCGAGGAGAATCGTGGTGAGGGTGCCGCATAAGCCGGCCAGCAGCGCCGCCAGCGTGATCAGCCTGACATTGGAGTATCTTGTTTTCATAAGTGCGAATAAGTTCATTTGTAAGTAGGTGAAGTGCCGTTCTCAGAGCACCCAGGCTCCGCTTTCCTTGTGCCAATGGGTCCCGTCGTATCCGTAGGTCCCCAGGAAGCTGCGCGCCGTGCTCGCATCGATCTGGGTAATGGTTTGCAGCAATGTCCCCCCCGTGCTGCCGTCATAGATATTGATCGTCGGGTTCAGCGTCGCCGCGAAGTCGATCGGGATCCGCAGCAATGCCCCCGCCAGCGCATTCGCATCGCTCAGGATGATGTTGGCCACATACGCCCCCGCTCCCGCCGCGGCCGAGAACGCCTGCCTCCCCAGCAGCCACGTCTGCCCGTTCTGCACACTCACATTCCCCGCCGCGCTGATGGCTGCAACCCCAGCCGTCCACGCCAGCGCCGCCACCATCGCCTGTGCCTGGCTTACGGTTATGGCATTCGCCGGGTTGTCCGCCGGGCTGCTCCCGCCGTCGTCGATGATATTGATCGTGCCGACGCAGATGGTCCCCGTCTTCCCCCCCGTGGTGATGGCCGTGATCACCAGCCGCACCAGCCGCGACGCATTTGTAAGCGAGAACGACAGGTCATCCGCCGCGAAGCTCACCACGAAATGCTGCTGCGTTCCGGCCGCCCACGTCCCCGCCGTCGTCGTGTTATCGAAGCTCGTGATCGTCTTCGTTACCAGCGCCGCCCCGTCCAGGTTCGACGGATCCTTCAGGTTCACCGTCACGCTTTGCAGGTCGCTCACGTCCAGCAGCGTCTCCCCGGCGAATACCCCCACCTGCAAGGTCAGGTCCCGCGCCCACCAGGCCTGCGGCTCGGCGGAGGTATTGAGGTCGAGCACGTTATCCTTGCTCGTCGTGTCGGCTGCGATGCGGATGATTTGTGTATTGAACGTGGGCATAAATGGAAGGGCTCTATAAAAGCCTAGGATGTCGGCTGCGCCGTCTGGATGGTGCCGCCGGTGATGGTGTATTGGTGGCGCGTCGTTACGCCGATCTGTTCGATAAGTTCATGCGTCTCAAGCTTCCCCGCCGCCAGGTATCGCACCACTTTCTGGCCGTTCTGCTTGTACGCCGCAAAGGAGACCAGCCCGCTCGACGGGATCGTCTCCTCGTGCTCGAGCACGAAGACATCCGCCTCGTCCTGTGTCCCAAAGGTCCGCGTGATCTCGAAGGTCGCCGTCGTCTGCCGGTTCCCCCGGTCAAGCGTCGTCACCTCTTCCCCACGGAAGACTTCCTGCACCTGGATCAGGCGTCTCACCCGGAAGCGCAGCCGCGTGGTCCCCACTCCCCCGGAGCGCGTCCCATCGCATAAAAGATAAGTGCCGATGCTTACTAACATAATGTCATTAACCTGGTACGCTGAAGGTAAACACCGCGTTCGGCCGCCCACTGGTAAAGGTCAGCGCGCTCGCAAACGCCACCTCCCCCGCCCGCAGTTTCCCCGTGGCATACAGGAGCTCATAGTCGGCCGCTCCAGCCTGCTTCAATGTCGCCGTCAAAAGGCTGCTGCTGATGACCAGGTCATTCCCCGCATCCCCGATCGCCCCTCCCGGCACCAGCGCCCCGCTCCCCTGCAGCGCGATCAGCGTATCGATCTGCGCTTCCGTGAGATTCGCCGGCTTGAAGCGCGCCATCCCGGTTACAGACTTGAGCGCGATATCGATGATCCCGTAGTTATCCACCGCGATATTCTCCGTGACGATGGCCGGCGCCAGCCGGAACCCGTCCTCCGATATCATCGCATTGTAAGGCGGCGCCGAGCCCCAGGCCGCCATATATTGCGCCATGCGAACTTTCGCCGGATCGAACGTCGTATCCGTAAATACACCCGGCGTGATGCTCTTCCACGCCGTCGCGCTGGTGAGATTGTAATTGCTCGCCATCAGGCAGGCGAAGGTCATCTCACCTTCGTAAATCGTCCCCTGCGTCGCCGAGAGCAGCATCGGCGCATACTTGCTGATCGCTCCCCGTGTCCAGGTGATCGTGGCGCCGTCATTGATCGTTTGCACAACCAGCGGCGTATCCGTTGTTCCAAAGATGCTCTGCCCGATCATCGCCGGCGTATAAGGCATCTGCCCCGCGAGGTCCGCCGCGCGCATTGCACCCGCCGGCACACCGCTGAACTCGACGATGCAATCCTTCGCGACCTCCGCGATCTGCCCGAATGCATCCACCTCTATCTTCGCGCGCTTCCGCTTGAGCGAGCCCTTGAGCCCGTTCTTGAAATAGTAACTCACCCCGTTGAAGCTGATGATTGCCGGTCCGTGAATGCGAATGGGAACGCTCATAAGTGGTAAGTGTTTTGGTTACAGCGCCAGCCACGCGACATCCGACCCCAGCTCTCCGGAGCTGAATGCCGCGCCCCGCACCAGCGCCCGTTCTCCCGCCGCGAATGGCGCCGTGTAGAGCACCGCGCCCCCGCCCCCCGCCCATGGCATGCTCCCGTCGGTGGTGTAATAGATTGCCGCCTCCGGGTCCGCGCAGGTAATGGTCACGATACCGCCGCTTGCCGAGAGGGAGGGCAGGGGACTCTTCGCCAGGCATGGCAAGTCCAGCTCGCTCTCCACCCCCACATCATAAGTCACCCGTCCTTCAAAAGTCGCATCCGCGGTAATCGTCTCCTCGCTCGCGCGCAAAATCCCCGCGGTCCCCCCCGGTGTCCATAAGTGCAGCGTCTGCGCGACCGAGATCGCGGCATCCTCGCACGCGATCTGCGTCCCGTTCGGTCCCATATTGACGATCACATTCTCCTGCACGCGGACCTTGCACGCGAGACGGAGATAGGGCCCCGGCAGCTCCTGCTGTTTCGTACTCACCGCCGGCATCATCACGGTCGCGCAAAGTCCGGACTTCCCATTCTGCGCGCTCAATGCCCCGAGGCTGGCATTGATCTTATCCTGGATCTCCGCCGCCGTCAGCGCCGCCCGCGGACGCAGGATGAAAACCGGCACATTTTCAAATGCAGCCGCACTCTGCAGCCGTGCCGCGATATCGAGTTGAAAGCGTTGGAGGCTCATAAGATCAGAGCAGCCCGTCGGTTCCGCGCCGCGTGTAATGGTGGCGATTCGTCTGCGTGATCATGTCGACAGCGGCCCCCTGCTGCATCTCCGCATCGCCCGCCGGCGCATCCGGCAGCTCAAACTTCAACTGGTCGTCATTGATCCTCAAAAGCTGGCTGTTATCATTGCGCCTTGTATCCCGCTGGTCTTCGCTCAGCGGATAATTGATCCGCTCCATCAGCGCAAAGAGCGCCAGGCGAATGGTAAGTCCCTTCAGGCTGTTCGGGACCTTTGTCGCGTCCGTATCCAGTTGGTTGCCCGTGGAGCACGCCGCGCGCACCCGTGACACCGCATCGGCGATTGATTCCGTCACGGGATCCACTCCCCCGGCCCCCGCCGATTGCGCCGCGTCGATGATCGTGCCATGTCCGGCCGCCTTCAGGCTGTCGATGGTGATGGAAGTCCAGTTACTCATATTTGTTTATTGCCCGGCCTTGGCCGCCGCCCGGAGTTTTTCCCCCAGGACTCGGGCGGCGGCTCCCCCAACCAGGCCGTTTTGGTTAGCTAATGGTGAACTGATTGATCCCGAGCAGGCTGGTCACCTTGATCAGCTCGTAATGCTCGACGGTAATATCCACCAGCTTGCTGGTGACCTGCTGCACATACACGCGCCACGGCCCCCCGCTGTCGGTCACGGAGTAGAACCGCTTGATATTTGACGGGTCCTCCGTGTCCTGGCCTTCCAGCGCGTAGAACATGAAGACGAGATTCCCAACCAGCTCCGCGAGCCCCGCGCCCGCTGCCGAGAACCGCTCCCGGCTCACGTACGCCTCCACATTGAGGAACATCCCCACCTGCTCCGGGGTAAGTCCCGCGCTCGCATACCCTCCCGCGTCGTTCTGCGCGCGATGCGTCAGGATGCGCTTCGCCCACGCCGTATCGCCCCACCCCACCCGGTTCGGGCGGATGCCCGCTTGCGTCGCCGCGCTCACCAGTTCCTGCAGCACGTCGTTATCCGGGTCCTGCCCGGCCGTCCCGTTCCACGTCTTCGCCGTATTGGTCGCGCCCGCGCTCAGCAGCGAGATCGCCCGCCGCAGCGAGTTGCGCAGGATGCGCCGCTTCAGCTTCCCGACGATCCGCCCTTGGTAAGCGGGCACCCCGCCCGCCAGCACGCTGTTCGGATCCGCCACCTCGTCCATGTCCACCCGCAGCCGCAGCCCGCGATTGTCCGTCCTCGCGTGGACTTCCGTCCCGGTGTATTTCACGGTGGCAAACTCCCCGCCGATCGCGCGCAGGTCGTCGTAAGTCCCTTCGGAAAGAAACTCCTCGATGTTCGTCCAGGACTTATAAGTGAACCGGCGCGGCACCGGCACCCCGGGCGCGAAGAACTCGAGCGTCTTCTCGATGTTATTCGGGTCCTTCCAGCCCGTGGCATAATTGGTCAGCGGCTCGTCGAAGTATTGCTGCGTGAACACCGACTCGTTCGCCAGGTACACAGTCCCCGGCTGGATGCTTACGCCTTCATTGGCCAGCAGCGCGACCGGCTCGGTCTCTACGCGTGCCACCCTCCCCAGCGCGCTCGCGTGTTGCTTTTGGAAGTCCGCGTAGGACAGTTGCGGCAGTGCCGCGGTTTTCGTTTTCATAGGTTTGATAGGTAGTAATCGCGTTGGTTAGTGGGTGAACTGGTATGGGAAGCACGGCACGGCCTCCACCTGGTCGCCTGCCGCGGCCGCGGCCGTCTTCGCCTTGCCGATGATCCAGTAAGTCCCCGAGGCCACCGGCACCGCGCGCACCTGGCCCGCCGCATCGGTGGTCAGCATCGCATCGATTGCGATCGCCCCGCTCGCGATCATCCGTTCCGTATCCTCGTTCAGCCCGAGGATGTTCACAGGCAGCGGATAACTCAGGTCCGTGTCCGTTGTCGGCGTCATATCCGGCACCACCCCATAGGGCGTGTCTCCCTGGCCCGCGATCGCCACGCTGTAAGTCTGCGCTCCCCGCTTGCAGATCAGGTATCTGCTGGTAAATGCCGCGTCCGCCACGGCCGACGCCCTCCCCTTGGGCGTGATGTTCACGATGAGCGAGTTATTGGCCAGATAGGTCAAAACCCGCCGTTTGTTGAGTAAGCCCAGGGCTGCTGCCAGGATGAGCAGCAACACTAAGCCGCTGATGATCATGTGGATCATAGATGTGTCATTCTCCTTTGTTGTTTGGCTTGCCCCGGCACTAACCAGGTAAAGCCGGGTTGCTGCCCCCCGCGGCGGAAGTGCCCGGGTGGCAAATTCATTATTTGGCTTTCGCCTTCTCCGCGCCCTTTCGCTTTGTCGCGGCCTTTTCATCCGCCTCGTTCTGGCGCGCCAGCACCTCGATTGCTTGTTCGCGGGATAGTCCCGCTTCCATCTTCTCCCGGAGCTTCTCCGGGTCGGGTTGTTCCTTTGTCATGTTAGTTACTCTTTTGAATTACTCTTCCGCTCCCGCCCGGCTCATCTGCGCGAAGAGATGCGAGCCCTCGTTGGAGTTCGCCACGACGCGGAACCGGCTCTCATAGCTCTCGTTGGGAAACTCTTTCTGCCGCGCATCCATCAATTCCTGGAAACGCGCCGTCCGATCCCGCTCCCCTTCGACCACCTTCGCATGCTGCCCCGCCAGCCCCCGCGTCTTTGGCTCGGTCTTTACCAGCGTCCGGCTGTTGCCGAGTTGCGCCGCCGTTTCATCGAATCCCTCTCCCGCGCCGCACAATTGCTCGACGCACCCATCCCGGTCCTTCGTGACGATCCGCCCGCTCCTGACCAGCCCATCCACCACCGCCGTTGCCCGCGCCAGCCGTTCATTGGCCAATTGTCGCTCCAGCTCCGCCACGCTCGCGCCCCCCTCGTTCGCTTGATCCACCGCACGCGCTTTCTCCAGCGCCTCGATCACCTGATCCATGGTCACCTCTTCGTCTTCCTTGAAACCCGCGAGGACTTTCAGCCTCGCCGGCACGATCCCTTGCGCCACCGTCCCTTCCCCTTCGCTGCTCTCTCCGCCTCCCGCATTCGCCAGCGATGCCGGCCGCACCGGGATATTCGGTTCATTGGTAAAGCCCGCGCTCTTCACGCGAATCGGCCGGTAGATTTGCACCCCGTTCTCCATCGCTTCCGGTACAGCCGCCCAGTTCACACTATGGCCGTGAAAGCTCTCATTCGCGATCAGCCGCGCCCCCTCGTCATTCCAATGCATTCTCACAAACAGCCCATGCTCCTGGCACGGCGCCGCCGCGTCATCCGCCGTGCCCCGCGCATTCGCAAAACCCGCGCAGGCCGCGCACCCCGCATCATGCCGCACCTGCATCTCCTTCCCCCGCCCGTAGGCGCGCGTATCCTCGTGCCCTGGCTGGCCCGCGAAGCGCGGATGATCCGGATGCCCTATATAGAATGGCATCCCGAGCGGCTGCGTCACCCGCCGCAGCGTGGAGTTGAACTCATTGCAGATATGTTGCGCGTCCTCCTTGCGGAATCTCTGGATGACTCGCGCCTTCCCGCTCACGTTGCCGAAATCGCCAAACGGCGAGAGCTGCAACCAATGGTCCTGGCCCTCCTGCCGTGGCGACAATTGATTCGGCAGGAACAGTGTGATCGCCGTCTGATGCGCTTCATTCGCCAGCCAGGTTGCCCTCGCCGCGAGGATGTGGAGTTTAAATGGAAACTGTTTCATATAAGTAAACGTGTTGTTTTGCTAACTGCCAGACAGGCTGCCGGTACTTGCCGGCTCGTCCTGCACTTCATCCTGGACCCTCTCAATGATTGTCGCCGGGTTGTGCAGCGCCTGATCATCCTCTCCGATCAGCGGCCGTCCGTAATACTCCAGCCGCTCCCGCTCGCCCATCCGCGCCCCCGCGCGCAGCAGTAACTCATCGATCCTCAGGTCCAGCGCCACATTCTTCGCCTCGGGCACTACAATCCGCGAGTAAGCCAGCGGCTCTCTTCCGAACTTCTGCCAGATAACCCAGCGATCGATGTAATAATTGAGCGCCTCGGTGACCATGGTCGCGTCGTCTTCCAGCAGAATGTCACTCTCGCCCTCCTGGACGCTGGCCCCCTTGTTGTCCGCGGACATGGTGGAGAGGTCGCTTCCGCGCCAGAGCGAGACCAGCGCCCGGTCCATCCGCTCCACCAGCGGAGGGAAGGGCAGCGTCCCTTCGCCGCGCGCCGTGATCAGCGAGATAGGATCCTTCACCGTCCCATCCGATCCATACACCACCCCCGACCAATTCTGCCCGAACGCCGCGACCGCCGCCTTCAATGCCTCCCCCGCCTCGCTCCCCTTTGCCGCGTTGGTCTGGCCCAGCACGCCCGGCGTCCCGAACTTATCCGAGTAACTTACCCAATCCTTCAACGGCATATTCTTGAACATGTACGCAATCGAGCACGCCTCCATGATCCCGTCCCCCTTGGTGATCATCCATCCGCCCTCCTCCAGCGGCTCCCCCTCCGCCCCGCCCAGCGGCACCTTCAGGTAGCGCAGCCGTCCCGTGCGATTCTCGAAGAACCACAGCGGCACGAACCGCAACTCCGCCGTCAGCACCCCGTCCGGCCCAGTCGCCGGCTTCCACACGATCTCATGCACCGCGTAGTATTTGCCGACCGCATCCATCATCTGCCTCACCAGCAGTTGAAATCCGCCCCGCTCATTCTCATCCAGCGCATTCACCACCGTCAGGTGATGGTAAAAGTCGTCCAGCGCCTCGGCGTGCGCCTCCGCCTCCGCGCTTCCATCGCGCTGGTAGCTTTGCCGCTTATACTTCGCGAGCGCCTTCTTGCGCTTGCTCGCGACATTGCGGATCACATCGTCCCGCTTCTCGATCTGGTCCCACACCAGCCCCGCATATGCGACAAACCCCAGGAGGAAGTTATCCAGGTACACCGACAAAAGCTGCGGCGTCAGGCCCCTCAATGGATTGAACCGGGACCGCAGCGCGAGCTGCACGACATCCGCGCTCACGGTGCTCGCCGTCTTCGGCGCGCGCCTTGTTGCCGCTTTTGACCCTCCGCCGTTGGCGTGGGTGATGCGATTTTTTGGAGTTACCATGTTAGAGCCTTTTTTTCCATTGCTGCATATTTCTCGCCGGGATTTGCTTCCCCGGCCTCGTAAGCAAAGCTCGTGGCCGCCCCCTTCAGGGTCCGCACCATCAGCGCCATGCTCCAGAATTCATCCGCATGTCCCGCCCCGTCCCGCGTCGCCGCGATCCGCACGCCGTTTGCCGTGGTGATCCGCTCCGGCTTCCGCAGGCTCTCCCGCAGCGCCGCCTCGCACGGGATCCGGATCCCCCCGCCCTCGAATGCCTCGAGTAAGTCGAGCGCCATAAGTTCCGTCACCAATGCCGAGTCGCTTTGCTGGATGCCCCGCACGGTCCGCTTCTCCCGGCTCGCGAATTGCACCGCCTCCGCGCGGTAGCTCCCGCACAGCTCCTGCGCGAACTCCACCAGCCCGAGCCCCAGCCCCGTCGCGTCCCCGCTCAGCCTTCCGAAGTTCCGCATCTCCAGCACCGGCCGCAGCCGCTCGAGCTGCTGCGGCAGCCGCATCGCGCTGATCCGCAGGATGGCCCGCGTGAATACAATGCCCCCTATCTTCTCCCCTATGGTGATCACCGTGATATCGCGGGCGCGCCCCACATCCAGCCCCACTCCCAGCGGCCCCTTGCAAGCGCGCAGCAGATCGATCGCCTCCCGCGTCCAATCCTGCGAGCAGATCAAGCACTCATTGTCTCCGGCTTCAAGCTGGTACTCGCACGCCGCCAGCAGCTCATTGGTAAGCAGCGCCATGCTTTCATCATTGAATGCGCACTCGTAGTTCTGGTCATAGCTTCCCTTGTCCAGCGCCCTGTCTCGCGCCTCGTCGGGACTCAGTTCCCTCCGCGACGCCGGGTCATGGATGGTCACGCCCATCACATACGCCTCGCTCCTGCGAATCCGGGATACCCAGTACGGCGACGATTCGCCCGCCAGTTGATGGAACATATTGAACCGCCCATTGCCCGTGCTCGCCACACGGCACGCAAAACTCTTGTTGCTCGAGATAATCGGCTCCGCCGCGTCCCAGATCGCCGTGCTATCCTCGTGAAACGCGAACTCATCCAGGATCAGGTCTCCGGAAAATCCCCGCGCCGTCCGCGGATTCGCCGCCAGCACGATGATCCGCCCGACCTTCCGCTTCTCCTTGATGCGAACTTCCATCCGCATGTTCTCGATCTTCTCGTCGGCGGAAAGATCCACCTGTTCGAATGCCTTGCTCAGCAACACGCACATCTCCGAGCATTTCTGGATGAACTCCATCCCGTTCGATTTTGAGTTGCTCAATACCGTCACCAATCTCCCTGGGTTCGCCAGGATGCGGTGGATCCCCCATGCGGCCAGCGTGTAACTCTTGCCGATCTGCCTGCTCCAGTGCAGCACCAGCATCCCAAGCGTGGACCAGAACGCCGTCGCCTGGTATTGGCGCAGGCTGATCATCGCCGCCTCCTGGCTCGCCCGCTGCCTCGCCGTCAGCTTCACTTTCTTGTACGGGTACACGTACATCAGGCCGCATCCTCCTGCGTCGGTTCCACATCGGGTTCACCGGGATTATTCTCGGGCAGCGTAACGTCGATCGACGGCGCCTCGCCGAAGAGCAGGACCATCGCCATCTCTGTTTTCTTCCGCTCGTCCCCATCGTTTGCGTTGATCTCATTCAACCCCGCCGCGCATTCCCGCGCCCTCTTCGCCGCATCGAATCGGAACTTGTTATAAGCCAAATCCACGGTGCGCGCCTTCAGCGCCATCCCCATGTATTGCATTAGCCGTTTCGAATCCCGTTCCGCCGCCGGCCTCCGGAATTCCTCGAACACAGCCTGCGCGACCAATACGCAATTCGCCTCGGAGAGCGCCGTCGCCGCCCCGAACAGATCGCCAACCATCTTCGCGCGTTTGCTATCGTCCCGGATCTCTTCCAGCCGTTCCTCCATCGACATATCCGCCCGCCGTTTCATTAGCCATCTGCTCAAGCCTTGTGCGCTCGACTCGATCTTCATTTCCTCCCTGAGCCATTTTACCCCTTCCTCCAGCGTCACTGTTTCACAATGGCTGAATATATTCTCCTGGGCGTCCGCCGGCAGGATTCCAAGGCGGGAATCCGCCCGCGTCTTGCGCGCCGGTTTCAGGATCGATCTCCTTTCCTGCTTCTCTGTCAGCCACTTCCCCAGGCTGGTCATCCCTGCTTCTATCCCATGTTCCTCCTTCAGCCACTGCGCACCCTCCTTTTGCGTCAGGTTCTTGCAATGCGCGAGGATTTCCTCCTGCAGTTCAGGCGCCAGCATTTCAAGCTTGGTGCGCCGCTTTAGTCTTGCCTTGGCGATCATCGGTTCTATTGGCGCAGCATCGTCCGGCCCGCTTCGGTGATTGCCCATTTGACCAGCGCCTCATCCAGCGGGTCCTCGATGGTCGTGATGAATCCCCGCCTCTGCAGATAACCCAATTCGTCATCCAGCTCCGCCTTCCCCGCCGGTGGGCGCACGGTTCCATTCAGCTCCACGATGAGCTGTTGTTCCGGCAGCGCGTAAGGCTGCGCCCGCTCCAGGATATCAAGGATCGCCCGTCGTACATTCGTGATGCGCATAAGTAGTAAAGGAAGTCGCGTTAAATGCTCTGGTATCGTGCCGCTGATCCGCGTTCGCTCAGTCTCTCCCCAGGCTCGTCGCATTCTTGAGCATCTGGAATACATCGTTCGGCAGCCGCTTGATCTCGTCTCCCAGCGCCGTGGAGATATCGTTCAGCCGCTTGTGAAAGTTGTTCGACGTGGATTCCACATGCTTGTGCAAGTCATTCGTGTCCCGGCTCCGCTTCGCATCCAGCCCCTCGAATTTCTCATCCAGCATCGCGTGGAAATCCCGTTCCAGTTGACCCAGTGAATCCTTGGTCGCCAGCCGCTCCATCACCACCTCCAGCCGCCCCACACGCGCTTCGATCTTCCGCACGTCGATGTCCAGCGGCGGTTGCCGCCCAAAGAAGGTCTTCGCATCGTTCGCCACCCGCAACAGCAGCCCCGCGCATCCGGAGATCACGATGAGCCCTATCATTACGGTCAGAAACGGTCCCGCGTTCTCCAGGTTCAGATCGGCAAGGGAATGGTAAAAGGTAATTACTTTCATGATATACGGGGTTGTTCGCGCCGCCCTTCCCAGTTCTCCCCCAGCCGGGGCGCCCGGGCGCAGAGATGGTGGCAGATGATCGTCGGCAGATGTCTCCGGTACTGTGCGGGCCATTGCTCGGCAAACATCACGTCGTCGTGCGCCGCCGTCCCCAGCGACCACGGGTACTCTTTCTGCGTCGAGCAATGCCACAGTTGGAAGAACCCAATCGGCACATACCCCCGCAGCGTATCCACATAGCGCGCCCCCAGCGGATGCGCCGGATGCGCACTTACCAGGAATCCATCCGCATGCTGCGGCCCCGCCTCCGCGCGCGTAAGTGCCCGCATCGCCTCCTCCCCCACCACATCCACCCGGTCCGCCCCGTAGATGCAATCGCGGTCCAGCGCGGTATGATTGAACAGAATCCGCCGGAAGTTATCCGGCAACGCGATGTCCGCGTCCAGGTGAAGACGCCACCCGTGATATTGATACCTGCTGAATCCCGCATTGATCGCCGCGCCTTTGTTGAAACTCCGCCCGTTCTTCGCAAACAGATCGGTCTCTACGCAAAACGCCCCGTGCTTTCGCGCCACCGCCTGCGTCGCCCGGTCCGCGTGCGAGGTCACGACGATGAGCGTGTCCATGTGCGGATGATTCAGCGCAAGGGTTACATCGAGTAAGTCATCGAACCCGACGCACACCGTCACCGCTTCCAGCCGCAGCGCCTCGGCCGCTTGCGCGCTCGCCGTCGGCACCAGCCGGTTGGCCCATCCGCCGGTATACGCCGCGGGCTCGTCATAAGTGGGAGATTCGCCGGTGTTCATGAGAAGAGCGCCCGTTCCAGGTCATCCACCCGCGCCAGCCACCCCTTGAGAAACTTCGCATCCGCCGGGTGATGCAGCACAATGTCGGTGTATCTCTCCCGGCGCAGTTGCAGCAGCCGCGCCAGCAGCTCGGTTTCATTGATGACGCTCGCCGCCCGGATGGTTTGCGTCCCGATGATGCCATCGACGACCGCGCCGTACCCGCACCTGATGATCGCCCGCTGCAGCAGGATGCCCGCGACCGCCGCGCCGTTATTCACCGCGCAATCGAATACTGCCGTATCGACCCCGTTCCGCAAATCATCGCACCGGCAGCCGCTCCATTCTCCATTGCGGTAGAGCGCTGTCGCTTGATCGAGGGTCAGGTTGGGGATATCGATTCCCGGGTGGCTCGCGGCGTCGATTCCAAATTTTGTGCAACCCCCGCTGTCCCCGGGGACATTTTCACAGACGATGAACGCCATGTCGCCATCGTGGCCCGCCGCGTAGACGCACTCGTGCCGCAGCACGAAGGCCAGGGAAAATGGGAAACGATCGGTCATGGGTGGTGGTCGGGAGTGTTCAGCGATTGCAATCCGTTAGTTCCCCGCCCGCGCCTTCGTTAGCTCGCGGCTTTGGATGTACTTATTGATGGTGCTCCAGGCCACCCCCGCGATCCCCAGCCCCGCGCTCATCAGCACCTGGGTATCGCTCTGTTCTATGAAACCGTGCGCGAGCAGATACCCGCACCCGATGGTTAAAGCGTGCCTTATGTAACCGGTCAGGATGAGTTTGAGTAAGTCCATGTTAGTGAATAAGGATTGTTTACTTCGCCGGCGTCCCGTTGGTGCCGCTGGTCGGCACATCCAGTTGCAAGACTTTCGCGATGGTCGCCGCCTGGTTCACAAGGGTCACATCCTCCTGGCTCACCGTCCGGTTGGGCGCCACGACTCCGGCCACCGCCTCCCCCACGTTGGCGAGCCCTGGCGATGCCTCCACGACGGAGCTCGGCACGGTGCTTCCCACGTACCCCTGCAGCACGCTCCCCAGCGCGCTCAATCCCGCGCTCGCCAGCTCTCCCGCCGCGGGTCCTCCATAGTAAGTGGCCGCCGCCGTCCCCGCGATATTCGCCAGCGCCTCCGCCCCCACCAGCAGCGCGCCACGCTGCGAGCTGCTCATGGTGCTGCACCCGGGCTGCAGGAGTGCCAGCGTGCCGGCTATAAGGAAGGTTGTCGTTGATCTGCCAGGATGGAGCCGCGAAATCCTGCGGCGGGTGCTCTTTTGCATGTCCCCATCCTCAGCAGGAAAAATGGCGCGTCAGTGAGCACTTTCTTTTCCTTTGACATTTCGCGCCCGCTTGCAAGTGGCGCGCGCGCCCTGGGTGTCAATACCCTTGTAACTATATTTTCCACCGGACAAAAAAGCCGCCGATTCCCACCAGTATCTACGGCACTTAATAACTCCCGCCCAAAATCATTTCCCCCGCTCACCCGCGATACTTACCGATTAGCTCAAAGCTGATTCTGAAAAGTTCCCCCCACCGGCAGCACTTTCTCTATTTTCGATTTCTCAACGGTCAGCGGCGGGTAGATCGGGTTCAGCGAGATGAAGGTATAGTTGTCCCCGTCCACATGCAGCCGTTTGAACATGACGGTCCCGTCGTTGAGCCGCGCAATGACCAGGTCGCCGCTCTTCGCCTCCCAGCTCGGGTAGACGATGGCGATGGTCCCCTGCGGAAACTGCGGCGCCATGCTGTCCCCGCGGATCTGCACCGCCACTGCCTTCGGGTCGCGCACGTTGAATCCGATAAATCCCTCATGCTCGTACACGTCGTCCCATGCCTGGGTGGTGCCCGCCTGCGCCCACGAGAGCAGCGGGATGATCCGCGCGATGACTCCCGGCTCGGTGACGATGTTCGCCTGCGCGCCAAAGGTATGCCCCGCCCCGGTCAGATGCGGATAATCCGATCCCCCCATCAGTTCCTCGATCGGCAGGTCCAGGTGCTCGGCCAGTTTCCTCAGCAGTTTCTCGCTCGCGCGGCTATGCCCCTCTTCGACGTTGTGAATGGTGCTCTTTTGATACCCGGTCCGCTTCGCAAGTTCGTCGAGGGTTAATCCCAGTTCTTTGCGCCGGGCCTTGATCCGCCCCCGCGGTGTGGCCCCGAAGGGTTCCTCGCGGATGATGCTCGGTTGTTCAATAGTGTGCGCTGGGGTCTGCTCGACGAGTTCTAGGGCGCGGATGAATCGGTGCGCGGGCTTCTTCCCATTCTCGACGAGCGATATGTAGTTGCGTACGAACCCCATACGGCTCGCAAGTTCCGCCTGGGTAATCCCTAGTCTCTCCCGCAGGTCCCGCACTCGTTGAGCTATTGGTTTCACGGTTTTTAATTTTTCCTTGGACAAATGTTCACTAGTGAGCACAGAGTGAACTCATGGACATGATGTTTGTTACCAGATGCAACTCTCTGGAGCAAGTGGTTTTCCACTGTTTTCCCACCATTTGCCCTCTGCAACGGTGCGAATTGGAGGCTGCCTGCTCCCGCACGCGGGCCCCCAGGGGATGTAATAAAGTGAGCATTCCGCCTCTCGCCGGTTCGCCCGGTGGATCGCTGGGGGAGGGGAGCCCCTTATGAGGAGCCGCACTCAATTGCTCAATCTCGTCGCCCAGGTCGCCGTGGCCGGTCTCGATCATTCCCCGCTCTCCGCCGGGGACCGCGCCGATTTCTACGAGGGCCTCGGCAGCTTCCTGGCCAGGAGGGAATCCGAGGCCGCCCGGTACGCCGCCACCTGCATCCGCGAGTGCCAGCGCGCCCAGCAGGACTTCCTCGCCGCCCTCGCTCCAGGGAAGGAGCCCGCATGAACCGCGGCAGCCGCACCCCCCGCTCCCGGCAAGGAGGCCGCATCACCCGCGCCCGCCGCACCCCTCCCGCCCCGCCGTACCACCCGCCGCTCGATCCCGTCCGCCTCATGCGCCGCCTCCATTGCAGGGGCCTTTCCGTCCGCGCCATCGCCGCCCAGTTGCAAGTCGGCCGCGCCCATCTCCAGCGCGTCCTCAATGGCGAGCGCCCCGGCAGCCAGGCCCTCCTCGAGTCCGTCGCCGCCATAGTGGACGCCCAGCCCGCCCGCCGCAGGCAGGACGACGTCAAGCGCCTCATCCATGCCGCCGTCCACATGTTCTTCCTCAAGCGCGGCACCTTCGAGAGCGATATCTGCGCCGGCCTCATCCGCCGCCACCCCTCCCGCCCCCAGCCGGCGCCAGCCCGCTTTGCCTCCCGCACCCTTCCCTGAAAGCAATCAACCCATTAAGAGAAACCAGCAAGAAACCAGTAAGAAATCAGTAATTATGGCAGACACAAAACCTGATAACGAAAAAGGCATGACCTTCACCGCCCTCGTCCGCATCCACGAGGCAAACTGCGGCATCGATTACCCCACCGATCTCGAGCAAAACTTCCGCATCGCCATTATGAAAGCCATCGCGGACCAGCTCGGCCTCAAGGAACTGCGCACCGCCATCCTCACCGGCCCCGGCAAGGGCATCCGCCGTCCCCGCGAGGCCGCATAAACCCCTCCACCCCTCCGCACGGAGACCCCTGCCGCCGTCCGCTGCATCCACGTTCCATCGCGGGGGGGAAAAATTGAGCGCGAAAATCCGGCGCTCATCACCCCCCTCCGCCCCCCGCCCTTCGCACACCCCCTCAAAAAAAATACCTGCAAATCACCTTTTTCCCCCGCACCCATATCCAGACGCCCTCCACAGGCAAACGTTCAAAAATTTTCCAAAGTTTCTTTATGCACGGACAGCATCATAAATATCCGGCCTATATTTTTCAAACCTTCCCCGCCCCCTGCCGCCCCGCACGTCGTAGCTCATCAATTCCCCCGCCACGGCACCGAAAATCATCCCCGCCAAAACACGAATAGTTCCGAAATCACCCCCCTCTGTACGAGCGCGGTAAAGAATTGTTAATCGCCTCATCCAAAGGTACATACAACATAAACTACTCTCCCTGTATCCCTCCGCGCGGCCCCCCCGCTCCCGCTCTCTCCCACCGCTCCCAGCTACCCCTCCTCATACCCCCCCGTAGGGTGGAAATTCGCCCTCTCGCATCGTCACTTCGGCTCCCTCCAGAGCCCTTTTAAGCCCTTCAAATCCATGTAAGAAAATTAATTTTTCTCATTGACTCTCTTACGCAGCCTGATACGTAGAAGGGCGCACCCCCCCAGATCCTTTAACCACCTGGGCTAGTTTAGGGAGCCAGTAAAATGGTAAAAAATACAATAACCTCCAGAATCCAGTTTCAGCGTCCCCCGGCTCTGAAATCCCCCCGTTCCGTCTCTGCAAGGTACCTCGCCCTGGGCGTCGTCCTTGCCGTCAGCGGGTTTTTACTCGCTCCCGCCCCCGCCGCGCGAGCCGCCAGCTCCACCTGGGTCGGCACCGGCCCCAATTCGAACTGGACCACCGGCGCCAACTGGGCGAACTCCGCCGCTCCCGGTGCCACCTCCGGCACCACCAGTGCCGATGTCG